GTAACTACTGCCTGTCGTGTATCAGGGTCCTGCATAAGTCTGTCAATAATCATGTCGTATTGCCCTGCAGTTCGAGGACCATATGCTCCGTGAAATAAACCGTTGTCCTCTGCGTAGTTTGCAAACTGTGGACCGACAGAGATAACTAAGTCTGGAATAGTTACGCCCGCAAGAAGCTGACACGCCTCAACTGCGCCGATACCAGGAACTGTTCCTCGACCAACCTCAAGAGGTAAGGTGTTAAACACGTTGTCAATGCGAATAATCGCATCCTCGATCTCAAGGGTCTTCATACCGCGTGGAGCAACCTCCTTGCCGTGCTCAAGTACGTGCTTAACAAGATCAACGTATCCGTTGACTCCGTCTTCTATATTTATTATCGCAGTATCCATGCGTCATCCTTTTCTTGTAGTGTAGCAACTCGTAGAATTGCATCTCCGTATTCTTCCTTGCTTTTGTTAAAGAACCTACGCACATACTGCGGGTGAGGCAGAACAGAGTAGTAGTCATCGTGCACGGGAATTGACGCCAACGTCTTCTCCGCAAGACGCCCAAGAACAACTATTCTTGGGAAACCTAACGTTCTCCATAACTCTAAGAAAGAGTCCTTCACACCTTCATCGTTTATATTGATGATGCCCACGGCACGCCAAAGCTCCTCGGACATTGCAGTGAGTAGATACTCTGCAGAGTTGCCATCAACAGGCATAAACGGAAGTTTTGTTTCCTCGCCGTATTTCTTTACGATGTTGCGGGTATCTCCGACAAGCAATACCTTTGGGTTTGGGTTTCCAATATAGTATGGAAAAGGCTCAAGTTTGGCGGCCATTAGCTCTACCTGCTCTGCGTTATCAACAATATACTTTGCAACCTCAGGTATAAGATCAATACTGTCCGCTGGAGGCTCAATCTTTGCAATGATGTTTGACGAGCCGCATGCGATTTCATATTGTTTAAGAATATCACTGAGATCATCTACGTCTACGAAGTCGTCGCCGCGAGAGGCAAGACGCTGCTGAATAACATCAAGAGGCTGATATAGCCAGAATTGAGCAACACCGCGAGACATAAGGAAGAGTTCAACCCAACGCCAACCAGCCTTGCCTAATAATCCATACCCATCTTTGTTTGTACTTGGGCGAAACTTAGGAGCGTATGTTACCTCGCCCCAGTGCCAACGATCTGATAATCCAATTTTATTAAACCAATTTATTGTTTCAATTGACGTGACGTAGTCGTTTAGCACCCAACGGCGCGTCTGCTCTTCAGGACGCCCCTTGTGGAAAAGACGCGTAGGAGTAGTCGCAAAGCGCTCGTTAAGCTCGTGCTCAACTGCAGCGATAAGAGAGCTCTTACCTGATGCGTCGGTACCTTCGATTACTATAAACATCTTGTCCTTTTGTCCTTAGTAGAATGATTATAACACGTTAAATTGTCTTAGGGAATAAGCTCAATTCTGTACATCTTCTCAATACCTTTATCCTTAATAGACGCCTCCTCAAGAAGACGCTCTGCAACCTTAGTAAGATAGCGAGCGCCACCTTGGTCATACTTATAAAGCGCCTCAAGAACTGCGTCTGGCTCCTCGGATACCTGTGCCCAGTATCTTGGTTTTTCTGGGAATACAAGATCAACCTCGAACGTAGGGCTGCACTGCTCACAAGGAACTGAGTCTGCGTCTAGATCATTAACAGGTCCCTCAGATAAGCCGTATCTTTTTACAAGAGGACAGGCTGCACCGTGAAATACAAGTGATATGCCGATGCGTGAAAGAATGTATGAGCCGTTCTCTGTCTTGTAGAGCCCGAACTCGATCCAGCGAGTAGAACCACGACGCCAGGAGGAAGATGAGGCTAGAAGTTTGCCGTTGAACTGCAGTATGCGAGTTCCGTCTTTTACCTCAAACAATTATTGTCTCCTTAGTCATAACGTCGTTAGACGTAAATAGTATCATACAATTTTTTATTTTGTCATCTTGTCTCATTATAGATCTGCAAACATTGGATTTTCTGCTATATAATCTCCACAGAATCTCATAACCTCGAATAGTTTTTCTGATACCTCTGAAGTAACATCAGTCTGCGCGTCTATAAAGGTTGCTATGCCTCTAAAGTAATCACGAAGGTGGTCGTAGTACTCTGCTATAGAAGGAGGGTAGGCGTCTTTTGCTTCAGCAAGAGGAGCCTCAGACGAGGCAATTGCCTTTCCTTCCTCGTTGTAGACTACACGCATAATCTTTGGGTAGCCATGATCTCCTTCGTCTATCATTGCGACGTATCTTATTTCTAGTGACATGCTTTATTTGTCCTTTCGTATGTTAGTTACACTCTCAAGGTGATCTACCCTGAGAGAAAGTTCTTGAATTGACTTAATAACAGGAGAGATAAGCTGGTTGTAGTCGATTCTTCTTACCGGACTTGGCGCAAGTCCAGGCTCAGGGGCAAGCTCATTTTCGTCACGGAAGACAAGACCGTAATTCTCAATACCTTCGCTTGACATGAGTTTTTCAACGTCCTGCGCGATAAGACCGTATTGAACAGAGTCAGCCTGCTCATTCCACGCAAAAGAGACAGGAGTAAGCTTGTTGATAAAACTTAGACCAAGTCCAACTGGAGAAACTTTTTGCTTTAGACGTAAGTCAGACTTTCCACCAGGTGCACCTGCAGGTCCAGGAGCTCCTTTAGGGCCAGGAGGACCAGGAGGTCCAGGAGGTCCTTTAGGACCAGTCGGACCAGCGATAAAAGGACCGCGGCTGATAGTTCCGTTTGATGAGATGTAGGCAAGACCAGTTCCAGAGCCGGCAAGACCAGTTCCTCTTATCGATCCAGCAAAAGTTGCGTTTCCTCCTGAAAGAAAACTACCAACAAGAGTAGTGCTGCCACTAACTTGCAATGATTGAAGAACAGAAAACGCAGACCCGTTTACAGCTGCTCCTGGAGATGTAATTGAAAAACCAACGCCTCCCGTGTTATAAAGTAAAACTCCATTAGTAACAAGACTGAGCAGAGGAAAGCTTCCAGTTCCATTACTTAAAATAAGACCAGAACCTAAACCAAGATTTGCAGCTTGTATAAGTCCAAGTTTTGTTCCAGCAGAGTCGTAAATTGACATGGTTGATTGTCCGCCGTCAAGCTCAACACGGGCGGGGCTCCCTGTTACAGGACTTCTAGTTTGAACAGTTCTACCAGACAAGGTTCCAGCGGTAACGTTAGTTGCGTTGACGTTCTCAACGATAATGTCTGTTGCGTTTATTCGACCAGTCGAACCGTCAAAGGTTAATGTATTCACTCCGGCAGAGTTTACTGCACGCAGCCCTTGCGCAGTAAGCTCAACACGCGCGACATCATTTAGATTATCCTTAAGCTCAATCTTCTTGCCTTGAATAAGCGATGCGGTAATCGCGTTAGCAGAGATCTTGTCTGCAACAATGGCGTTGGCAGAGATCTCATCAGCTGTAATCGCGTTGGCTTGAATCTCACGCGCGGTAATGGCATCAGCGCTAATCTTGCCTGCAATAATTGCGTTGGCGTTAATTACACGAGCGTCAATCGCGTCCGTGGTGATGTTACGGTTTGTGACCGCATTGTTGTTAAGTTCAGAGTTGGTAACCGCGTTAGCGTCAATCGTGCGAGTAGAGATCTCATTGGTTCCAATTGAGTTTTCTACAACCGCAAGATTTTTTATCGTCTCTGTGACAACTGCTGCACGTGGAAGCTTCTCTGTTGTAACAACCTGCGCCTGTAGACGTTTTGCAGCAGGGCGTTTTTCAATGTAGCGTAGACGCGAGTCAATGTTAGTTGTCATGTTACCTACAGACTTACGAGATCTAAAGCGACGACTAGCCACGCTTATCTACCTCCCACTCTGCAATTAGTTTTAACGATACCTTTTCAGGAAACGTTGGGCTGTTTCCGACTGAAACCGTGTACGAGTCAATCTTACGCACAATAACGGTGTCACGTGGCTCAAGATCTGACGCAAGACGCATCTTAACAAACTCGTCATCAATTACGAGCGAGCACCAGTCACCTGGTGCATACGTCCCAACTACGGGATTAAGTGACCCGTTAACACCTACCGTGATGTCGGCAAGTGGCGGACGAAACTCGCTAAGATAGCGTGAAGCTGTCTCGTAAAGAGCAACCTCATCTACTTCATCGTTCTCTGAGACGTCGTCCTCAAGAATAGGCCAGCCATCAAGTAGTAGTTCTAGCGAGGCAGCAGCGGAGTATGGCTGACTTGCACCTTCACCAAGATCACCGATGTTGCCAACCGCCCACATGCGCGTTACCGCGTCATCTGACTTTTCATCAAGAGAAAAATCACTTATCTGTCCAGGGTACTCAAACACAAGTTCATCTGCGCCAAAGCGACTTATTGGAGATACCTCGCCTGGTGCTGGAGGATTAGGATAGTTTATTGGAAGTAGAACAAACTCTCGCTTAAACGACGCCGTGTTTGGGTCATAGAAGCAGTCGATGCGATACTCAAAGCCGTCTGTTCGTTCAACAGGAGAAGCTGATCTTCTCTTTGAGCTCGAAAGACGATCTGAATACTTATCAAGCTCCTCGCCAACGTTTCTTAACTCAAAGCCGCGATAATTTTCTGGCTCAAGATCAATTCCGGAGTATTCGTCTGTGGAGTAGTCAAGTCCGCCAATGTCAGAGTTGGCGGTGTATGGTCCGTATGTTCCAACAAGAACATATGGAGTTACAACCGCGGTAGCACCTGCTGCAACAGCTGATGGCGCGATGTTGACAAGACCAGAGGTGAGGTAGCTAAACGTATTGGAGGTAGCTGAGAGAATGATGTACTCTCCGTTAAGAATCTCTGAGAACGAGTCGCCTTGATCAACTCCAGATATAACTACTCTTTGTCCAACTGAGAACCCGTGACTTCCAGAGGTAGTAAGCGTTGCAACGTAGTCAACTAGCTGCTTGTTTGTAACTGTTCTTGTGTTAACAGACACCGCGGTAGGTGAGACCGTCCCGCTTTTTGCGTAAGTTAGCGTTGTTGCTGTTGGAGTGCTTGCAACGATGTATTGCCCGTTAAACGTCTGGTCAACGTTTCTTATAAGAACAACCTGTCCTGGACTAAGCCCGTGAGGAGTAGAGGTAGTTATAGTTGCAGAGCCACTTGCTATTTGCTTATTTGTTATTAAAACTTTTTCTGCTAGACCAGGCTCAATTTCGTCGTTGGCAAACTCTAGGTTTGTAAAATCAGTTAACATGGAGTCAATAAGACTCTTAACCCAATCATACGTATCGGTGTTTACAAGAACAGTAACTAGAGGATAGGTTCCGTTTGCAACTCCTACAGCGTCAATGGAGAATGTAGTACTGGTTGGAGCCGGGCTACTTCTTACAGTATAGAAACCATCAAATGGAAAATCTTTTACCTCACGAAACGACATCTTTACAGATGACCCCGCTGCTATCTCATATGTGTAACCTGGATCTAATGTAACTGCACCGATGCCGCCGGACACAACTATTGTGGCTCCAAGGTCATGTGACCACGTCTTCCACACACGGCGACGAAATAGGTAGCTTGTCCACTCTGACGCATTGATGTCAAGTGTGCGGCTAATAAGGTTGTAGTTGCGAGACCAGATAACTCCTCCCCACACACATACTCCGTCTCGAGTTACATATAGCGCAGTTTTTCCTGGCATTGTCGAGTCGTAAAGATTAAATGACGCTGTCTTGTCAATAACAGGGATGTTGCCGCTAAAGCTCCCTGCGCCTTTTAGCGCACGTCCATAGCTTACACCTTGAAATGGAATCTCCGCTAGTAGCGTGTTACTTACAATGTCGGTAACAAAGTACCGATACGTTGCAGCCTCTGTATTAAAACCCATGTCGCGTTAGCCTATGTCTCTCGTCGTTGTTATCATTGTAAACTATCCAATCCACCCAGAGCGGTAGTAAACACGCAAGGTTGCATTACTTGCAGCGTTGCCTTCATCAATTACAGTGATTGTGTTTTGTCCTGGAGAAAGTCGTATCCAGTCAACAAGCGTGTCAATCATCGAGCGTGTACCTTCAATTGAGCCGTCAAGTGCAACCTCTCGGTCCTGGGTGTCAATCTCTAGAATCTGCCCGTTAGGGACAGGATCAATAACAAGAATCAACTCATCGCGTGTTGAGTTTGTGATAGTTAGAGGGCCTGTTACTCCTCCAGAAAGTTCAAGTATGACGTATACCTCGTAGTTACCAATGTTTGTAACAACGCCTGTTCCAGTCTTTCCTGCGCCAGTGTTACGCACAGGAATTTCAACAACAGAGTATCCTTCTGGGTCAGAGTCGTCCCACTCATACTTAATTGGATCTGCTGCTCTCAGCGATATGGAAAACTCGGTTCTTCCACGAGCATTGACTGTCTCAATGTCAGGTTGACCACTTAGACGCACGAACGAAGCGCGTGGTGGATCCTCAAATGTTCTAAACCAGGCGCCTCGATAGACAAGGTTTGTATCGCGAATAAGTTTATCTCGTGCCGCAGCAACGTATGATGGGCTTGGAGGAAGAAACACTCCTTCAAGAGTAAAGGTGCGAGACTGCCAACGCCCGTTAATGTCATAGGATCCGTCAGCAAAACCGCGCTGTATGTTTGGCATGTCAAGGTCAGGGTGACCCCACCAACCTTTAATGTTGGTGCATACCCAGATCACGTTGTTCTCGTCAATTGAGTTAAGAATAAGATCTCCGAGAATGACGTCAGAGTTTAACTTCATTCCAGAGATATAAGGCTCTGGCAAAGGAGTCAGCGCACGCTTGACTACCTTGTTTTCACGGTATTGCTCTATCGCGCTAGGCGCTACGTCAATGTATTCTTTTTCCTCTGACATTATGCAGCTCCCTTACGCATTGCGAATGCAATCTTGCGAGATACGATCTCTGCAAGCTCTGACTCGTTCATACCCTGTGAAGGATATACGTTTATTGTAGTTCCGCCACCAGCACCGCCGGAAAGCATCTGAATCATTGCCTTGTCACGCTTTGATAGACCGTCTGGGTCAAGAGGCTCAACGCGCTCTGCGCGACCAGCCTCACCAATACGTGCAAGCATTCCGCCCGGTGTTGCAGGGACGATTCCGCCCTTTGCAAAGTTAACAGGGAGAATTTCTGATATCTCTTTAATATCACTGCCAATTTTTACGCGGTTTGCTGCACGAATTAGAAGGTTAATTCCTTTAATAATTAAGTTAACGCCACGAATAATAAAGTTAACAACACTCTCTAGTCCGTTCTTTAGTCCATCCCACATTCCCTTTGCAAAGCCTGAAATCTTTGCACCAATTCCAGAGATAAATGGATAGATTGTGTTTGTAAAGTACCCAGTTACCTTGTCCCAAACAGCAGTAATTCCACCAGAGATAAAGTCCCATATGCGACCTGCTCCAGTTAAGAAACGTTGTACAAGGCCGTTAACAAAAGGAAAAATTGTTCTGTCCCAGAAACCTGTAACAGTAGTCCATACTGCAGAGATCTTGTCGTAAACCCAACTCCAGATCTTTGCGCCAAACTCTGCTACCTTGGCAACAATTGCAGTAATAAACGGCAGGATGGTGTTGTTCCACCAACCCGATACAGTTTCCCACACCGCAACGATCTTGTCGTATAGGAAGTCCCAGATGATAAGACCAATTCCGATGATGATCTCAACAATGGCCTTCCAAAAACCAAATATAGCTTTAAAGTAGTCTTCTACTAAGCCCCATACGAGCTTGAGAGCGTCAAGGAAGAAGTCCCAGACCTTCATACCAATCTCAGCTAATTTTTCAAAGATGCCTTTTATAACCTCAAAGGCAGAGCCAATCGCATCCTTAATTGCAGCCCACACCTTATCAACAAGCTCTCGGAACGCCTCGTTCTTTTTGTAGAGAGTAACAAATATAGCAACGAGAGCAACGATGGCTAAGACTACCGCCGCAATAGGATTTGCTATTAACGCTGCGGAAAGAAGGCGGAAGACTGTTGTAAAGACCTTAACTGCAGTGCTAAGAATTCCAAATATGGTTACAAGAGCGTTGAACGCAGCAATTAAAATAAATAGAATAAAGTTTCCTACAGCTATGAGAATAGCCTTAATTAGGCCAAAGGCAAGTAAGAAGCCTGTGATCGGGCCAAGTACCTTTGCTATAGCTTGAACAACGTCGTTCTCAAGAATCTTTTTTACGATAGTTGCAGCGACGTTTAGCGTGTCAAAGAATGTCTTCATCTGTCCGGAGTCGGTAAGCAGATCGATGATCTTGATAATGTTTACAGTAAGAGTTGCTAAAGCAGGTCCAGCCGCGTTTGACTTTGTAAGAATGTTTCCAAAAGCGTCAGCGCCACCTTTTAGAATATCAAATGCCTTGCCAACGTTTGGATCAGCGCCAGCCTTTAGGATCTCCTTAAAAAATGCGCCAACCGCTCCAAGCGCAGATGCAGCGTTCTTTGAGGAGTTAAGGAAGAACTCCTTAAGCTCCTGTTGTCCTTCTACTGTCTTTCCAAAGTCCTTAAATGCCTTTAATGAGCCTTCAAGCCAATCAAGTAAGAACTGTCCGCCAGTCCCTGGACCAACGTTTGCCTTAATGATGACGCCTAGTGCGCCAAAGGCTTCCTTAAATACCTGGCCAATCTCAGCAGCAACGTCTCCTGCAGTGTTGAAAAAGTCCTCAAGCGCCTTTGCGCCTTCAGGTGTGTCAAGATACTCTTCGTACTTCTTTGTAGCTCCTTCAAGAAACTTAAGAAATCTTTCAGTAAGAGGCTGAGCTGCCTTAAGAGCTGAAAGGAAGATTCCCCAGACATTTCCAATAATTCTTCCAAGACTTTCAATGTTTTTTGCTGAGTTCTCAAACAGTGTAGCAAGGTCTTTTAAGTTACCAGATTCGGTGATAGCCTTTGCAATTTCAATTGACGCATTTCCTAACGCATCACCAACCTGACCAACTCCTGTAGTAATAATAGGGAAGGCTTTATCAGCAAGAAGCTGAATAGCTGTTGTAAGCTTGGGAAGAAACGCTTCTGACGCTGCCTTCTTAATTTCATCGATCTTTGGCTTAAGAGTTGCAAGAAACTTAACAAAGTCTTTTTGGAACTCGTTGAGCCCTTCTAGTGGGTCATCAATTCCACCCTCTTGTGCCTTCTTTAGATCTCGCTCTGCTCGCTCAATCTCGCGCTTTGCATCAGCTTCCTTGCGTGCACCATCAATAATCTTTTTATTCTTTGCGTCCTCTGCATCAAGAACTTTTTGGTTAGCATCAGCAAGACGCTGAGACGCCTCAATAACAGCTTCAACACCTTCAGGGCCAGTCTTTGCAAGACGGTCTTGCTCCTTAGCAAGATCGCCGTTACGGTCCTTTGCCTTACGTAGATTAAGTTCAGCCTCAGCGTATGCAAGTTCTGCCTCCTTGCGAGCACGGGAGTTGGGTGGAAGATCTTGAGCACGCTGTAAAGTCTCTCGAGCCTTCTCAAGCTCAAGTGCTGCCTTCTTCTCAGCAAGCGCTGCGTCCTCCGCGTCAAAGCCAAGTTGCTGAAGTGTTTCATTTGCTTCTTCAAGTGCTAGGTTATACTCGCGCTGAGCTTCCTCTGCATCTTTTGTTGCCTCTGTTATTTCCTTATTAGCTTCAAGGATTGCTTCCTTGTTACTTTCAACAACCTCGCCAAAACGGCGATACGCATCGTCAACCCTGTCCTGTGCAGCAGTAGTATCTTTGGCTCCAGTTTTCTGCGCCTTAAGATACTTTGATAGAGCTGCACCCACTCCACCTAAGGCTAGTTTTGCAGTTATCGCACCTACGCCTACTGAGACAAGAGCTGAGCCAAGCGCCATGACAGAAGGAATTGCTGCAGCAACGGATGCACCTAATGAAACTACAGCTGTGAGAACAGAGCCTAGCCCACTGACAAGTACAGACAAGGTAGTCTGGAGAGTCATTCCAGTTCTTTGTAAACTAGCAAATGCCTTTCCGGTAGCTAGTGCTTTTCCGATTTGGTCGTTACTAAATATGTTAGCTCCAGTTGGGCCAAACGCCTTTCCAAAAGCTCCGCCAAATGTCTTTCCAGCACGTGTACCAGCACTACCGGCAAGTCCGCCAACTCTGTCAAGATCTTTCTTAACAGCTCCAGCAAAACCGGTAGTGATTGGTCGAATAATTATCGACGCCTCGCCAACTACTGCCACTCTGTTCTCACCTCCTTCCTTAAGTTCTTACTAGTTATTTTCTAATGGTGCATCCAGCACGTTACCAAACGGAAGCGGTGAGTCTGCATCAACTGCTGTTGGTGCAACGTAGCGCTTTGGCTTCATTGCTGGGTTGAACGGTTCGGGCATCTTCTCTTCAGGATCATCAAAATCTTTTATCGTAGACGCGTCAAACGAGTTAGCTGTATTTTTCTTCCCATACTTATAGGTAGTGTCATACATGCTTTCGTAGATTTGAGTACGAACGGCATCACGAGCATCGGCTTGCTCTGCGGTACCATAATTCATATCATCCTCAAGGAAGTAGTGAAGAACGTCTAACATGTCTGAAGCAGGCATGCTTGCGAGTTGCAGTCCGTTCACTAATGCTCTTCCATTCACATAGGGCCAGAGGTCAATCCCCCACTCTAGGAGACTTCTGGCCGCTCCGTAGGGCGGCCTGAGTATTCCTCTACAAGCCACGCCGTGATATTTGCCAGTGTTTCTACCGGCACAATTTTTTCGCTAGCAAGAAGAGTTGAAAAGCGTGTGTAGCTTTCCTCAAGAAGTACTTGCGCAAAAAACGTGTCAATCATTCCTGCAGCCTTTGCTGGGTCGTTGTCCCCAGAGCTTGCAGCAAGTTGCAACATGAGTTTTCCTTGCACTGCTGGAACGCAGTGAAATTCCTCGTTGTGAAGCTTAAAGGACAAAGGGCTAGTTTCAACACCTTCGCCCGATCCAAAGTCCTTGAATCTAGTAGTCATGTATTATTTTTCTCTCTTTCCTGTGTCATTGAGACTAGTGTCTCGATTTATTATTTTATCAAACTAAAGCGAGATAGAGACTGTCTTTTAGGTATCTATTCGGCTTAGTTCCTTTGTGTTTTACCATAGGAGTAAACACTATTCCTCCGCTAGTTGCAAACCTAAGTTTGCCTCCTCCGCTGCGCATAATCGTATGAGGGCGGGTGCCTTCATGATGCATATATGCGTAGCTAACCGTTGAGCCTACGTACCAATAAGGTCCGAAGGTGTCACGACTTCTCCTTGAGTGAATTGACTTTTGGAGAATTCCAGTTCTTCTTCCAACCTGCTTGCGCGCTGCACCTTGAACTGAAAGCGCACGACGCCGCATGTCGTTATCAACCATCCCACCTGCTCCGTTGAGCATATGGTTAAAATTTGGATAAAACTTTACATCTACTACGTTTGCCACTATGGCACCACCACAGAGAGCTGCATATTGACAAGTTGAAAACCACCCTCAACAGTCGGAGCATCGACAGTTGCAATAACTCCAAGCCCTAGGCCAGTCTCATCCCAAGGATCAAATGACTTCATTGACTCCATAAGTACCCACGCGTCCACGGCAGATAGCGCACTGCCAGCCTCGATCTTTTCAGCTGACGGAGGACGGCCATTTACTCCAACTACAGGCACCTCGCGAGCAATAGAGATAGCTAAAACTGCTGTTCGTGGCATGTGGCATCTTTGCGGGGTTGACGCTTGGTCACCTGGAGTTCCAAGATACATTTGAATGAATGAAACGACAAGCTGTTCGCAGTCAATGGCAGGATTTCCCATTGTCCAGTAGCAGCGAGCAGGTAGAGGAACACCATATGATGTAAGAACGGATGTAACCTTCTCAAGGACCTGATCCATCATGTTTTTAAGACTAAGTGCGTCTGGATCTACGTTAGAGACGTCGTATACGGCAGCCATTTAGATACCTTTATTCCGTACCTGTGGAATTAGCCTTTGAGAGGACGAAAGTGTCTCTAATCCCTTGTGAGCAGCCTTGCTAGCTGCGTTAGAGCGGTTTAGAGCAGGACTCGAGATCTTAAACGTTGTTTTGCTGTCTTGCATCGTTATTTCTCCTTTATGTCGTTGGTCTACGCTCCACCAAGCGTGAACGCATTGATGCTTGCGTTCGCTAGTTGGAATCTTATGTTACCTGAGCAGATAAGAACAGTCTCGGTGGTTCCCGGTGATTCCACGCTTGGTCTTGAGGCATAAAGATCGTATGTGCCAGGGTCAACCATGCCTATAATGCTAAGGGCGTTGGCGTAGCTGACGTTAAATGTAATGTCGTATGCAGCCGCGTCAATACTTACCGCACCTTGGTCAGTATCAAGCTGCTTTGTTTGTCCATAGTTGCGAATAATAAGATTTGGGACCCAGTTGCCTTGCTCAACAAGAAACTCTGCCGCGATGTACTCGAGAGGAACAGTAACGGATCCTCCAGTTGACTTTACCTCAATATCAAGCTCGCTTGTGCCAAGACGAAGAGGCTTTGGCGTGTAGCGACGACCGCGAGGGACATCAACAGAGAACACTCGAGCCTTTGCTCGTGCCTTATCCGGGTTTGTGGACTTGAGAAATAGATCTACCATGTAGATACCAGTGCGCATCTCTTCGATGAAGTCCTGGCTGTCTAGAAGCGTGTAGGAGACGCCTTGTCGTGCTATGGACGTGACGCGTTGTGGAAGAGCACAGTCATCAGATCCTTCAAAAAGCTTTACAAATTCAATTGCAAGTGTTCGTGCGGCCATTCTTCCCATAGTAGGAGCATACGTGCCATACGAGTACGTAATTTCTAAGTTACAAGGAGTCCAAGGAATTCCTGTGGCAGCTTGTACCGTTGAGTGATCTACTAGGTAGTATGCTGATGGGTCAAGAATAACTCCGTCACGACGACGAATTGTGTGAATCTTTGTTACAGGGCGTCCGCGAAGACGAATACGGGACTCTGGAGACAATCCATCGACTACTCCACCCTCAAACTCATCAGCTGGGATGTTAAATACTGCTCCGTCAAGAAGCACTGCTTGATACGTGTTTGTAGACGCACCATAGCGAAAGATTCGGTTTTGGCAGACGTATCGCTCTGTTACAGTTGTAATTCCACTGTATTTGCGACCTGACATTGACCACAGAAGTCCAGAAGCTGATTTGCAAGCTTCGTAGGCAAACTCTGAGTCGGCGTAAGGTGTGCCAAGCTCATCTGGTGTTACCCAAAGGTTACTCATACCGTCCCTCTTGTCCTATTTAATAAAAACAGGCGGTGTACCTGTGTATACCTATTACACATCGGCACACCGCCTGCTATACTTAAATTACGCTGTTGGATCCTCGTTTGAAGCAATGATAAAGTCGATTGGTAGATCGGCGTTGTACTCATTGTTTCCTGGGATGTTATACGCTGTTGTTGAGCCCTGGCTTGTGAAGTCAGTAACTTCACGGCTGTTTGCACTTACTGTTGCTGCGCCTACAGGTGATACCGCTGTTGAGGCAACGTCTCCTGTTGTCTTAGCGTAGCGGAATGATGTAGTGCTTGGCACTGCGGTAATTGTGTAGGTACCGTTTAGTGTCGAGTCTACTCCAGTGACTACAACGCTGTCACCGATCTCAAATCCGTGAGCAGCTGATGTTGTAAGTGTCACAACGTTAGTTGTAACTGCCTTATTTGATACAGCAGCTACAAGATCAGCGTGCCATCTGTAGAAACCATTACGTCCTGTTGGTGCCCATGTCGCGCGTGCGTATGAGTATGGGCGCTCTGTGGCAACTGGGAACTCCCAGCGACCGTCAAGTCCTGTTCCAAACAGAGTGTTTCCAAGGCCGTAACCTTCAAATGTATTTGCAAGCAAACCATTCTCAATTACGCGGTCACCAGATTGGCGAACCTTTACGTATGGGAATACCCAGTGGAAATAAGGCAGTGTAGATGACTTCTTGCCATCCTTAATTGCGTGTGACCAGCACTCGACTGCTACACCAGTTGCTGCAGGATCATCTCCTACTGCTGGTGAAGACCAACCGATTGACTTACGGTTTGGTGCTGCAAATGTTCCGAGGTTCTTGCGAAGCAAGAGACCGCCGGACAAAAGTTGTGTTAGTTCAGGATCTGGCTCACAAATTGCCAGTTCCATTGTGATACGCTTTAGCGTATCTGGAGACTTGTAAACTACACAGACGGTGCCATCGGCAGCCTTCTCTGTGATTTCGTCTCCTTCTTCATATTCAGGCGTAAATGAAACGCGGATGAAAGCTGACGTAGTGTAGCTGTCTCCTGGTGTGTTCAGAAGATTACCGGCCGCATCGAGGCGAGTAACCCGAATGGACACGCCTTGAATACTTGCGGCGTAATCTTGAGTTGCCATGTGTTTCTTTCTCCTTATTTAGCTATCAACGTAGATAATTCTACGCTGTTAGATCGATTCTTACTGCTAAGTGGACAGACGAATCAAAGTAAACCGCCGCTGGGCGGATTGCTTTAAGACGTATGTTGTTTTGATTTCCTGATACGTCATAGCCCTGTGCTAGAGTATCAGTGACGACATCGATGTCGCCAAGAACAACCCTGACATCACCGGTGGCGTACATCCATTTGTTTATTGCGGTAGGCGTCTCTGTATCTCCAGCCGCGTCAGTTGGGCCTGCTCCTGAGTAACCAGAACCGATTACTATTGGAGTTCCACTAACAGTTCTGAGGCACTTCTCATTGCTGTCGGACGCAGGATAAACTAAGTTCGAGCTTGCAAGAAGCGCGGCAACGTCGCGGGTCATGTGAATGACTCCTTGAATTCCACACGCTGAGGTTTCTCCAATTGTCTGCTCAAGAAGCGCAAGAGCACGACGAGCAGATAGGGCTGTACCTGAGTTAAGTATCGTAGCGGCAGGATCTACTAGTGCTCGATTTGAGTGGCTTTCACCAATGCGAATCACACCGTCCCATAGCTCCTTCTCAAGAGCCTTCTGTGTAATACAGTCTGCCTGAAGTTTAATTCTTTCAATATGATCTACACCAAGTAGACCTAATGTTGAGCGGTAGTCCTCAACCTCGATAAAAAATGGTTTAATCTCGTCATAGCGAGTTGGTGTTGCATTGCTTGCAATTGTGTATGACGTTGTATCTGTGTCATCCCAGTTTTTAGCAGAGTAGACTCCACTGTCCCAGTATTGTGAAAAACCGCGTACCCACTGGTCTTCATTTGACTTTGTGTCAGGCTTAACACAGCCCAATAGGCCAAAGCCAGCACCCATAACCATAGGTGCTTCAAATACTCCCTTGAAGGCCATCTTTACTTCCTAATCTAAAAGTTTGTTTGATTGTTTGTATCGGAGGGGCCCGTTTCCGAGCCCCTCCTCAACATTACTAAAGTGGTTACGGCTTAGTACTCAATCGCCGCAGCTGTTGCGCCACCTGTTGTATCACGGAGGGCTGCTGCCACGCCGTTTACGTTGATGGTGCTTGTGATCTGAAGTGATTCTACTCCGACGAACGCGACACCTTCGAAGGTCTCAACGAACATCTTGTAGTCGTTTGTGCCAACAAGTGTGCTGTCACGAACGATACCAAGATCCAAAGTACCACCATCAAGGAAGAGGAATGAACCCTCTGCGAATAGGTACCATACGAATGAATCTGGGAACTCCAGCATTGCTGCTGTGCCTTGTGAACCAAACACTGTTGCATCCAGAGAAGTACATAGGTTTACGCCGCGTGATGCTGCGTAGCCGTCGATTTCTGCGTATGCGTTAAGTGTGTTGTCGCCAGGCATTGCGATAGCTAGATCTGCTGCCATTGCATCCTTTACCCAGCCAGGAATGATTGCGCGAAGTGGCGCATCAGTCTCTAGACGGTGACGTGAACGGTAAGCTGCTGCTGCGCGGCCCATTTGAACCAAGAAATCGCGACCAAATCCGATTAGGGATGTTGATGTGATTGCTGTTGAAGCAGCACCGATCTTAGTCATTAGGTTTTGCTCAGCTTCGCGTGCGTGCTGGATTAGACCAAGCTCGTTGTGACGAGCGATCAATTCAGGATATGCACGTGTTGCAAGGTTACCGAACTGCATTTGTAGAGTTACAGCGTCAGTTGCGACGGTGGTCTCTGCTGCTGCAGCAACTGTCAAGCTAAGCTTGGTGTCAGTTCCTGGGTTTGTGTCAACTGCGTTTGTCCAAACACCAACAGCGTTAGCGTATGAGCTAAGTACTGGTGGAGTTACGAAGCGGATACCGCCACGGTTAGCTTGGAACTTAGGTAGGCAGTCGCGCACTGGACGAGCGGTTGTTCCGATACCAAAGATATCGTACTTAACTTCGAATGGTGCAACATGGCCACCAGAAGCAACAAGTGCCTCAGGAGCTGTTACTGCTTGGATTTTTGCCCAGTTTGATTCTGCATCATTTGTTAATGTGCGCTCTTCTGGGAATGATGTTGAGAAAGAAGCAACAATGTGCTGCTCTCCATTTCCACCATTTACGTTGCGGAATCCATGAAGACGCTTTGCCATAAGGCCAGCTACTTCTGTCATGTCCTTTACTTCGCTGCCTGCTGAGTAGCCAGGAATATCAGCACCCGCTGTGATTGCCACGGCGGCTACTGAAGCCTGAGCTACTGGGCGACGGTCAGCTGGAACTTCAATGTTTGAAGTTTCTTCTGATGATACTGCGGCGGTCACTGGTGCCTCCTGCTCCTTCTGCTCAATAACTTGAGCTGTTTCTGTTGTTGTTGATGCTTCAGCCTCAGGAGCAACTTCAGCTACAGCCTCGGCAACTGGTGCCTCGTCTGCTGATGCAGTTACAACAGGTGCTTCTTCAGCAACTGCTTCTACCTTAGCTTCTTCGGCAGCGAATTCCGCAGGTGCGGCTTCTTCTGCCTTAACTTCTGTTACAGCTGCTTCTGCTACAGGTTCTGTTGCAGGTGCAGCTTCTACAGCTACCTCGGTAGCTGGTGTTGCTTCGACTACTGTCTCAGCGATTGTGTCGTCGGTCGATAGTTCCGAACCAGTTTCCACAGCAGTTGACGCTTCAGCCATCGGCTCTTTGTCTGCTGGCTTTTCCTCTTCCATAGCAGGAACAGCAGGAGCTTCTTCAGCTTCTTTGTCCTCTTCCATAGGTTCGGCTTCGCCTTCAGCCTTTGGAGCATCTTCAGCTTCACCCTTGACGCGCATTGCAGCCTCTGCGGCACGTGCAGCAAGTTCTTCAACTTGTGCTTCGCGACGCTTTGCTTCATTGCGTACTGTGTCAAGCATGTCAGCTAGTGATGTCATCGCATCTACTGTCTGGGGAGTTGGATCTTCCTTTTCAACCGTCTCAAATTCGCCGACAATAGCACTTTGAAGCTCAGCGAGTTGATCCTCGTTAAGCTCAGTTAGTGTATCTAGCATTTCTTTAATACGGTCCACTACTGTCCCTCCTCCGGGCCAGTCACGACGAACGAGATATTCTCATTCGTCTCGTTGATCAGTCCAAGGCTGAGGGACTCCGCTGCAATAGCGTGGAGGCACTCCACCCGAATTGAATAATATATTGCTTTTATTAGGTTAATAGTCGAAGCATCTTACTTAACTCAGAGCTTATTTGGCTCTGGTTAAGGAAATCTCCTCCGGCCATATAGGAGCGTAGTCCTTCGGTAGCGACGTCCGCGTCCTCTTTACCGATCTTAGCCTCCACCCTCATAATCATGTCATCGACAAGGTCACGTAGGGCAGGAGGTAGATCGCTAAATCTTACCTTTGTAGCGTCTGCTCCAAAAGGTAAAGGTAGATTGGCGATTGTCTCGCCTAGAGCACGTGCGCTCTCACGCACGTTAGTTAGAGCCTGTGGGTTAAGAGCTCCAGAGTCGATACGGTCAATGAGTCCGATAACATCTGTTGCAGAGCGTGCAGCCTCAATGTAATCACCTGAGTTGCCCAGCCCTTCAGCCTCATTAACCTTGTCAAGAACGTTTTGTAGACCAGAATCGCCAATATCCTGCTTTAGTCGAGCAAGAACTGTGCGAAACTTACCTTTAGCATCACGCGGTTGAGTCTTGCCAGAGACGTATTTAGCCTCTGGTTCACTGGACTCAACCGCTAATGCTTTTCCCAGGTCGTTTGTTTCCTCTTCTGCGGCTGCAACTAAAGGAATACGTGAACGAAGACCTTCAACTGCAAAGCTAATCTCCTCTGAGGACATTGCCTTCCACTTTTCAGGGATGAGATCCGCACGGTCAAGAACGCGAGCGCGCTTCATGATGTGACGACGGATTGCCGCACGCTTTGAAGGCTTGCCACGTCCGTAGGCTTGGATTGAATCCTTTAATGAATCAACGTTTGTGATTGGGTAGGATCCGTCTGGAAGAGCTAGACCCTTCTTTGCAAGCTTCTGGCGTACCTCACGTGAGATGTAGCCAAACCCATCCTCGTAGTCTTCTGTTGGAAGAACACGAGATGAAAGCTCAGTTATTTGAGCTTGAAGCTCTGACCTTCTTTTTGCACGAATATCGGCAAAACGCAGGCGAGCGTCATCAGCTTTGATTGAAAGCTCTGTTAGTTCTAACTGCTCAAGTTTTTGTACACGAGCAGCAAGTTCTGACACAGGGTCACTCTTCATCTTAGCCAGAGTGCTTGCGCCAGCGGCAACAAGTGCCATAACCTGTCCTGATGCGACTCGGGCACGAGCAATAGGGAACCCAGGGACATTTACCTGGCAAACCGCTACTAGCTCAAGGGCACCCTTAATTGGGCGCCAGTCTCCTGAAGGAGCTGATGCGCGAAGGGCACGGATTTGCTCCGGAGTTGCGCTAGGGCGTAGTGCTCCAGCAACCCAGATGCCATAGGCATCTTCTCCAGCATGAACATCTGATACAGCAGATCCTGTGTCGTCGTAGTGACGAGCAGCTGCTGCGGCGCTTGCCTCAAGTGATGCATGACCACCGGCAAGTGTTAGTTGACCTACAGGAACATCAGTTCCGTCGTCAGTGCGAACTACTCCTGTGTGGAAGTAGGCATATTTGCTCTTTGAGCGTGGTGGCTTAGTTCCATACGCTAGTCCAATGTGATCTACATGCCATGCAGCAATGTGACCAAACACCTGACCTTCATCTGTAACTGTAAGCGGTGTTGCTTTTTTAAGTTCTGGATTTGCAAACCAGCTCTTTGGTGGGGTGACGGGGATTGCTCCAGCAACGAAACCGCATGCGACTAGCGACGCTGCTTCTGCCGGATCCACATCTTCCACATAGACTCCGTCAGGAATCACATCATCCTCCTGTATCTCATTTTCTTCCTCAACGAGGAAAATCTTGCATTCTTGGAATGCAGGCTTAGGCACCATAGTAACTCCCATAACGCGTGCCTTAGTAATGTCCATTTTACCATTACCAACTTTACCTGGCTTATCTTCTCCAGCCTTTAGTTCTTCTTCTTGTGCTTCAAACATATCCATGTCGGCTGAAACTCCACGGATAAAACCTTCACGAACTAGACGTTCGGCTTCCTTACCGTATTCACCAGTATCAAACACGCCCGTGGCGTTTCCGATACCTTGCTCAACGCGTTCCATGCTTTCAATACGGCCTACGACTACAGACCCTGCATGGCCTTCGCCTGTTTTGATCTGCCACATCAATGGAAGTGGTAGCTCGCGCAGGTTAATTGCATCTTTTCTAAACTTACGGCCATCACCTGACTCGATTCCTTCAGGGATAACAAGAGGAATCACGAACTTGGCGCCTGGCTTTTCGTGCCCTGCTGCAACTAGGCCCATACGAGAACGAGCCTCGTTTGCCCGAGCGGATAGCGCTGCTCTTTCAATCATCTCTTCAGAGCTTACAACAACATCGGTGCTAAAGGAGTTACGTCCTCTTCCTTTTCTACCGTAAAGTTGACGATGTTCCTTGTCACCTGTCCACATTCCGGTCATTTCTTTATGACGGAGTGAGCAGTAGCCTTTTGCACGTGGACCCATGTACTTTGAAAGTTGACGCACGCAACGTGTCCAGTCACCTGCAGTGTTCCAGCGAATCTTCATTCCGCCCTTACCGATAGTCCAGTAACGACGCAAGGCTTCAGCGTTTCCACGATTACGGTCAAGGCCACCAGCCGCAGTTAGCGTTGGTCCCCATAGAACAGTAAGAATATGGTCTACATCTTCAGAGACGTAGATAGACGCTGTAACCGTGTTTGTGTCAATCTGTGTTAATACATCCTGCAGCGTCTCACTGTCAAGAGGCACAACTGGCGGAGGCGTCGCAGAGTTAAGGTCTGAGATGATGCCTTCATCACGAACCCACTCAGCTTCAACTCGCTTGTAAGCCATTGGAAGATTTGATTTAGAGCTAGCAGGCACTAGTGCAATTAGGTCCATCACAGCTCGAGGATCATCTGGAGAAACAAGAGCTAAAAACAACGGCTGAACGTCAGAGTTGTCTGGTGTTAGTTCAACAGCAGCAGCTGAGGACATCATTCCTGATGCTCTAGTTACTGGCTGATACCAAAGACGATTTGGATAGGTAGTCTCACCAGTTTTCTTGTTTACAATTTTTTTATTTAGCCAGGACTTAAGAAGAGGGTGATCATACGCATCGAGAGTAAGCGTTTTGCCTGTCATCTTTAAGATGTCAGCGCCCTTAGTGCCAGAGATATCTGGTGTACCAGCTCTATCAAGAGGAGTTGCACCTGCTGGAGCCTTGGTTGGAGTCTGCGCAGATGGTTTTGGCGCTCCTGGAACAGTTGCTCCTGGTTGCGCAGTAATAGAAGAGCCTGGCGCTGCTGGCGCAGGCGTATTTAACGGCTTAAACTGGTCTCGTTGCGATTTAACCCACGCTGGCCAGTTATTAACAATCTCGGCCATATCACTTGGGCGTAACGCAGGTAAAGTTCCAGGAATTTGAACGTTTGGACGGTCAATCGGTGTACGTGGCTGTGCAAGTATCCCTGTTGTGTCAAACGCAGGAGTGTCAACAGTCTCTCTTGAGATCGCGCCAATGTACTTATCAACCTTTTCAGTTGATTGCGCTGGCACATCAGCGGTTGTTCCGTTATCAAATTGAATTTTAACTGTGTTAGACTCAGGGTTAATTGCGCGGATTGTTCCGACGCCGTTTTGGACGTCACCACCGACAACAACACGAGATCCTTGTGACGCAAAACGACCTGACGCATCACGAACTTGACGCGCTGCGTTCTCAGAGCGCTCTTCAGGCGTGTACTTGCCATCTCCTTCAGCAGGAGCAGCAGGTGCTGTTGGTGCAGCAACCATCGCGCTGTCGACATAGTCCCAGTCAACCTCATTCATTGCGCGTGCAACTAGGTGAGCCTCGTCATAGTCAATGTCTTCAACAGAAACATATCTGTCAGGGTTTTGTTGTAGTCGTGCTGAGATAATTATTGCTGAGTCTGGGTCAATTACAACGTGCGACTTCTCAACGTAGTCATCTACATCGTCAAGCTCACTATCGTATAGATAAACGTCTCCGTTGTATAAACCTAAGTCGTCCCAGCCTAAGCCGTCCCAGACGTAGACGCTTCCATCAAAATCAATCTTGTAAAGACGGTCCATACCTGTGCCGTCAAGTCGTACTCGAGCAAGAAACTCTGGTGCAGTCATTGCTGGCTTCTCTTGAGCTTCCTTAAATGCATCTAAGTCAGAGGTATAAAGACGTGGTGCGTCATAGTCACTAATATCCTGCTCATAACCAGGAAGAACATAGCCATCAGCAGTTAGGGATTTTTTGTTTTCGCGTTCTACGATTGCTTGCGCCCAGCGCCATCCCGCGTCGCCGCCCCAGAGAGCCCACGCAATACGCCCACGAGAAGGAAAGCCCTTTTCACCTGGCTGGTATCCTTGCGCCTTCTTATCAATCTCATGACGAGGAAAATACTTCGCAATATGACGGACCTTTTCGATCCCGATCTGCCCTCCCTTAGCAAGAGTGCGCGCGGTGTTGAGCCCAACTGGTGTACCTCCTCGCTTATGTTCTTTTCTCCATTCAATACCTTTTTTAGCTTCAACCTGAACTCCGCGAGGAATAGTGTACATACGTCCTGAAGCAACAATAACCTTAATTTCTAGGTCTGCTAAAGCACCTTGTGCAAGATCAAACATTGCCTGAGGCATCTCGTCAGAGCAAGGCGTCCAGCTGCTAGATGAAAACATCTGCTCAGCGTTACCAGTCTCGATGACAAGGTTAACGTTCTTGTCTATTACAACAGCGTTATCCCCACTTTGGAATAAAACTAGTGAGTCATTAACTCCAAGTATATTCACTTACTCTTCCTCCGTAATAGGTCCACCAACAACCCACGCGTTACATGTACGAGATGCCGCACACTTAAAATCTAAAGCTTCGCAGTACCCAAGCTCTGCCGCGTCAACCGCGTCCCAGGCATTATCACTTGAGGATCCGCCTTGCTCAATACCAGTTGTAATACAGTCAAGCATCTTAGGAGTGCGAATAAACATTACGCAGTTTCCACATGTGCTCTTTCGTGCCTCGTCGCCAGAGACTCCCCAGCGTGTTCCTTTATCGTCCCAGAACTCATCGTTTGGTTCATTTGGATTTAGCGGGCCGTAGCCTGCGTTCTTAATTGCATATTCACGATTTTCAAGATTAACAACAATGTCCTGTGTTGCAGGAGGGCAATCACCATCTGCAGCTGCGGTAATAGGCTCAGACTCTTCGTCCTCGTATTGTGCAGTGTCTTCTGTGGTAAGAGTTTCATCATTACCCTCAGCCATATCGTAGATCTTTATAAACTTAGGTGTTACCTCATGAACCTCTAGCCCGTCGATTGACTCGTCGTCTGCAGGCAGCTTAAACCATCCGCTATTTGAGCGGGCGTACATTCCAGCCTCTGATGAGTAAATTAGGTACTTAACCTCTTGAGATTCAGTGTCAACTGCTGCATAAAGATTATCCTCTGGAGCAGGCGCGTTGGGAGTAAACGCTAGTTTTACATCTGCCATGTACATCTCCTCTAGTGCCTCAGCAGGTACGGTAGTCCTAAGGCTCGAAGCCCATCTACCGTCTGTGTCTTGAAATGCTCGTACTGTATAAATCTTACCGTAACTTGAGAAAGTTATGTCGCCTCTCGACTCATTTACACGTACATCTTCAGGCCGAACAAGTGGGTAGTAACGTATGCCGTCAATAGTTGAGGCTCCTGCGTGAGGCTTGTCGTCAATCATCTCGACGTGAACTCCGTAGACCGGTTGAAGCATGACCTGCCCATCTTCACCTTTAACTGTCATAACCGCAGGACCGGCTAGAAAGCCTTCGTCAGTCTTCCACGCTGCCTCATCTGTAAACTTCAACTTATTTATCACGACTTAGACTCTCCTGTTCCGGTAATGATAACCTCCTCGATAGGACGTCCTCCGATGTAGTTAATTCCTCTAGCCTTTAGCCCCTCAATGACGCCTACATGAACTTCCTTTGAGACTACCATCACGTCAAGATCTTCCCAGGAGAGTCTTTGCTTAAACATAACCTCGTAGGCTCCAACCTGCGCAGCAGATATAACGTCCTTGTTCTTTGAGCGCTTGCCAAAGGCATCGGTGTAGTTTGCATAGAAGTCCAAACGTTGATACACCTTCTTAGGGTCAAAGTATAGTGTAGGCACCCAGTCGGTAGTTCCGTATCTCTTTCTATCAGCACTTTTTACCGGGCGAGTAAACACATAGTCAGCTCCGCCAGTTCCAACGTCAGCTTGACTGGACTGACCGTGAACTCCAATACCTTCTGTCCAGCGTGTTGTTGTTGAGAGAAGGCCTCCCTGTGGGTTATCAATGAATCCTACTATCCAGTCTGTCATTGTCTTTACTTTTTCCTCATCGCTCATACTGTATTGAAGAACGCCAGGATTACGAAGGCCGTGACTCATAGCCTCTGGCTTGCCAGTTGCCTCCCAGATCTTTAACGCGCCTTCCTCAGAAAGGCGATATTCAATTCTCCCCGATGGGCCTGTCGTTACGATAACGTCGTCTACAGTTAGTCCCCACTTGTCCTTTACCTTTTCAAGACTTTCTGTTCTTGCCGCACCCTTAGGGTTTGTGTTCGCATCTGTCTTAGCATCAAAGATACTCATCAAGCGATTTTCAATAAGAACCTTTGCGTCTGCCGGTGTTGCAGGACGCACCTGACTTACTCCTGCTAGAGCTAGTGCGTTAGCAATCTGGTCATCGGTAGCACCTGCTGGCGCTTGAATCTGCACCGTGTTGTGAAAGGCACGAGCTGGAGCTCCACCGTACCCTTTTGAGAATGTATCAGACGCATCTGGGTTAGCACGATGAATAGAGATAACAATTCCATCTTCTGTGGTAATCTTGTAAGTTCTTCCTATTGGGCTCTCATAGGCAGCCTCGGAAGCAGACAGATCTCCTACTCCGTCCTTGCCAACGGTTATTCTTGGAATACGCAGTTTGGTGACCTCTATACCTGCATCTGCTCTTTCCTGCTCAGTCATGCTTGCAATCTCGGCAACCTTTTTCTTACCGGCCCAGTTTGTAAGCTTAAACTTTAGCTGAATGCCGTCTACACCTTCAGGGTTACGCACGTGCATAACTCGAACATCTAGGTCTTCAATTGAGTCTGCGTCAACAGCAGCAGAGGCTCCACGCATTGCTGATTTTTTATCACTTGTGTCAAGAGCCTTCGCTACTGCGCCTGGCAGGGAAGGTACTGCCTCAAAGCTAGATAGTGACCAGTCAGCGGGGCTGTCTACAATCACAGGCTCAGCGCCCGCACCAGTTGCCTTTGTTGTAGACTTCTTAGCTGTAGGTCCCTTAAAGTTTTCATCAAGTGTATTTGTAGATTTTAGAGTCTTACCTGAGCGCCACTTTACGACGCCGTTTCCAAAATCTACTTGCGCGTAGTTATCCTTATTGACTTTTAGCACGGTGCCAATCACACCATCTTTGTCTGCAACCTTTACCCCTGCAAAGATCTGACTGCCAGTAGAGTCATCAATTGCTGCAAAGCCGTCAGGTACTTCAATTTCATCAGATGCGTCTACGTCAAGCTCTTCTAAAGGAGCTGAGTCAGTTCCATAAGGCTCGGATTTGTTTTGAGATATCTTTTCAAGTAGCGCGTCGTTTTCTTCCTTGGTTGGTTGACGCCACTTAAATACCTCAAGGCCATTTCCACCAGGCTCAAAGAAATCAGGTTTAGCCTCAGGCGTATAGTTTGTCTTCTTCTTTGCATCAATTATGTATACGGTTTCGCCATCAGGTGTTGCAGCAATCATTCCATCTTTCTCATGAACCGCAAGAATCTTTCCACCCTCTGGCATTCCATATGAGAAAAGCTTAACTAGTTCGTTTGCTGCATCATTAAGAATAGGTTCATCTGGGAAAGGAGTATTTGGAGATGGCTTGGTTGTTGCTGGCGTTGCTTTTTCTCCAGCTGCAATTTCATCGCTAATATCGACTATGCCAGGAGCGACTATGTCGGTAATTGCTGAGATGACGTCTGCATCTTCTGCCTCAGACCAGTCAACAAGGCCTTCCTCATCTATAGCATCACGTATCTGATCTGCCTTTTCCTTAGAGATCTTAGTGCCTTGAGCGTCTAGTAGATCTAGTATCATCTTCGAGTGAGCTTGAATTTTTTTATTATCGGTGTAGATGTCACCGTAGAACTCTTCAGGCACAAGATCTTCATCAAGAACTGACTTGTACTCTTTTGCAAAGTCGTCCATCTTGTCAAGCGGTACCTCTACTGTAATTTCATCAACGCCATCAACATCTAACTTAGAATCAACTACATACGGCAAAACTTCTTCGTATCCAGCAGGTCCGTTACTATTAGGATTAAAAGGACGAGTCCCGTCGTGAACAAACGACACGCGAACTTTCTTTCCGTCTTCAGTTAGTTGCGCGGTTGGCTCAAACTGACCAATGTCATCTTGCGGAGTTTCTGGTGTTGGAGTTTCTGGAGCTTCTGGCTCAGGGGACTCCGGAGCCTCAGGGGCTTTTGGGCCTTCGCCACCACCGCCGTCGTCGCCATCAATAACTGTTAAATACTTTGTGCTGAATACCACAGGCTTCTTACCGTCTGGCATCTTAACCCAAACGTATCCAGTGTTCTTGTCGTAGCGTGAGAACACTCCTTCAAGAACAACACCTTTCTTTTCATAGCGAATCTTTGCGCCTGGCTCGATAGGTGTTCCGTTTTTATCCTTATAAGGATTTGTTACAGATTCAGTTGCAACTGGCTCTGGAGCTTCAACAGGCGCTTCTCCTACAGCAGGCTCTGGCGCATTCTTCTTGTTCTCTTCTTCAATATACTCCTGAAGACTTATAAGCTGCTGATCAATATCATCAATGTTATTGAGCAACGCTATGTCGTCGCCAATTTTACCAAAGTCCGCTAGGTCGCGTAGCTCGCCGATCACGCCTGGTAGCTCTTCATCTGAGATCTCCCCATTACGCCAGTCAACAAGCACCTTGTCGATCTGATCCGCTACTGCTTGAAACTTCTTGCGAGCAGACGCGAGCATATTTTCATCAAGTGCGTACTCTTCTGCCCAGCTGCGAGCGTTATCGAGACGACTGTCAACCTCTGCGCTCTTGCCTTCTGGCGTTGAGACTGCCTCTGGGTCTGCGTCCTGCTCTTTGCTAATATCTGCGTTGTCAACTACAACAGATGTGTCCTCACTAAGTAAATCGTAGCGCTCAAGAATAAACTGGCGACGAGCCTTTAGCTTATCCTTTATCTCTTGCCCTGCTTCTGGGTCTGTGACAATTCCATCAACCATCGAGTCAATGTCATCGTTAGATATCGCAAGAAGCTTACGGGCTGATTCCTTTTGTTGCTCATCGGTCATTGAGCCAAACACTGCAGCAGACTGTGGGTTCATGCTAGGGTCACGTAACGTATCTAGTTCATTGACCTCGTTACCAAACAATGATCCCTTTGGTTTTCCCATAGCGCGGAACAAAAGCGCTCCACCTGGGTCTACACGGACTGGATTGCCACTGCCATCTGACATTACGTTATCAAATGCTAATCCTGCAACGTCCCAGTTTCCAAGCCACGCATCAACTGCAAAGCCTTCTTGCAACTTAGCAAGATACTCTGGGTCATTTAATTTTTGCTGTAGGTCCTGCTTGGAATCGATGATATCTGGAGAGAACGTCATCTTAACTCCGTCGTCACCACTGCCAATTCCAATATCTGCTGCGTCAATTCCTAGAAGTTTATAGAACGCGGAAGCAAGAACTTCATTCTGTGCGTGTAGGTCGGACTTAGGCTTCTTTACGTAGTAACGGTTTCCTTCAGCGTCCTCGTAGAAGCCGCCTTCGTTAGAACCAAGTTGTGGTCCAACCTTCTTCCAGCCTTCCATGTCGTACTCTGTTGAGAGTTCTTCAACTATGGCGTTAACTGGGTTGTCTGCACTTTGTTCTACAGGCTCGGCTTCTTCACTAGACGCTTGTGCATCTGGGTCTGCGTTTGCGATGTCATCAAGCAGCGCGTTTGTGTCAACACCTTGAATCTGTAAAGCATCACGAACAAGTTCTACGGCAACGGTAACTTCCTTGTCGTTATCCCACTCGAGAATAACTTCACCAGAACCGTTTTCAATTGCTTGTCTAAATGTTTCAGTGAGAGCATCACGGTCATAGCTGCGTGCAACAACGTCAGGCTTGTCTTCAAAATCCTCAGGGAAATCTTGTTCTGCTCTTGACTCGTATGGAGCAGGATCAATCTTATGGTAACCTTCTGGCATCTCTGGAGATGCGTTATCCTTTATCAAAAGTTCATTGTATGAAGTATCAAGTCCCTCAAGCACAGCATCACGCTTTGACAGCATCTCAATTTCAACCTTAAAGACTTTTCTTCCGTCTGGAGTATCTGTCTCCTTAACCTCTACTATCTTAAAGTTTCCTAGCATTCTGTGCTCTTGCTCGTTAAAGGTAGATATCGTCGTTAGGTCAACGGATCTTCCTTTGTTAGGCTTTACTGTAAAGACAATTGACGTCTTATCAGTTGACCTAGAAAGCGCACCTGCAAAAATCGAGGCGTTGATGTCACTTGTTGAGAACGAACGTGCGTCAAATGCTAAAACTTCACCATTTCTAATTTTTTCTATAAGAGGGCTGTCGTTTGGTACCTGCAAGCCTCGGTGCAATGACACCTGGTTGTATCGAGAGGACTCAGTCATAAGTCTAAAGAAAGCGCCTGCAAATGATGTATCACTGTCGATAGATTCTCTTCCATCGATTAAAGCCTGCTTTGACTTAATAAGATCATTTATACTTCCATTTTTGTCAAAGAACTCTTTTACCTCTGACCACTCAGCAGAACCGTTATACTTTTTAATTGCAGCGTAGACGCCGTTGGCTAGTCTAGTCTTTTCAACGCCATCACTAATTCCCTCATCAAGAGCAGTGACGGTTGCCCATAAAGCTTGGAATGCTTGCTTCTCTTCAGGAGTAGCGTCTGGGTTAAGTGCGCCTCCGATGTAGTCGTCTAGTAGTTTTTCAAGATCCTCGGAGATGACGCTGTCATTGTCATTTACAGGATTTCCCTTTGCTTTTCTAATTGCATCTGCAAGTTCTACAATCTTAGGGTTTGGCTCGCCATTTCTGTTGAGCTCCATTAACTGTGAGACAAGTGCAGATCCCGAATCTGCAAGGGCAACATCAACATTTGCTCTTGCGATAGCCTCTGCGTCCTCTGGGTCAATTGCGTCAAGCAGTGGAGTTTCAGCTTGAACGTTCTCCTCCTTGCGAAGAGACTTAAGAAGATCTTGATTTTTACTTTCGCCTAAGCCTGTGTCGTATAGTTGTGCAAGTAATAGGTCAACGTCATACCCTTGCTTCTTAAGCGCGAGATAGATTGCCTCTACTGGAACCCACTCTTCACCGCTATTGAAATCAAGAGCGCCAACACCTAGACCGACAGGCTTAGCTACTGGCTTCTTTTTCTTAGGGCCAGGCTTGCCTTTCTTTTTAGCTGGCTCGCCATCTTCATCAAGCTCTTCGTCTTCGTCATCTTCAAGAAGATCTAGCGCGTAGTCTTTTTTACCAACGACGCCTTGGATAAATCCATCAACAAGTGCATCGGTTCCAAACTTGTTTGCAATAACTTCTGGGTCATCTGAGAAGTCAGAGCTCATCTCATCGTCAACGCGACCTTCGGGTTCAAAGCTTTCTGGACTCTGCAACTTCCATGCACCTTCAGGAGGAGTAAGTTTTGAGACAACAGATTCTTCAGAGGTGTTAACAACTTCTGGCTGTGCTGCAGGAGCCTCGGGAAGTTCTGCAATAGCTTCATCATCTGCACGAGGAACAGGAATAGTTTCTTTAAACCAAGGATCTTCTGGGTTGTGCTGTAGACTCTTAGAGTCGCCTGCCCACTCAACAACTCGAGGAATCTGCGCTTCAGCTTCTTCCCAGGTATCATACTTGCCAGTTCCGTTTTCATTCTTGTTAAACCATTGAGCACGATGGCCAAAACTAATCTTTCCTTCATCGTCAATTTCTGCAATGATGTCGACTTGGCCTTCTCCGTCTGCACTTGGCACAAGCTTAGTAAATGATCTAATTGGAAGAACATTATCAGTTGAGTACTTACTGATTCCGACTTCCCAGCCTTCTGGAATATCGCGACCTTCAATATCCTTGCCCTGTTCAAGCATCTCTTCAAACTTATCAACGTCCTCATTGTACTTCTTTTTCTTTTCTACAAAGAATGCTTCATCCTTTTCCTTCTTAGCTTCTAGCTCGTCGAGAGTAGCCTTTGCCGAAGGATTAAGCTTGTCGTAAGGATCTTTTTCAGATCCTGGAAGTACGTCAGCGTTTTCTGGTGCAGAAATGATACGCTTAAACTTGTCGTAGTCTTTCTGGTCTGCGTTTGCAAGATCCTGGATTTGCGCCCAGTCATCAACCTGTTCGCCAACCTGTGTACCCTTATCGCCGTTCTTGTCCTTGCGGAACAGCGTAAGCTTTCCATCTGCCTCGTCAACGATGTAGTCATCGTCAGATCCAAATGACCCATCTTCGTTTTTCTTCCAACCGGCAGGTGCGTCTAGGCGGGCAGCAACAAGATCATCCTTGCTAGGAATACTTGCTCTCTTGTCAAGAATAGACGAAAGCTTTCCCTTAACTTTTCCTACAGCGCTGTCAGGAAGCAAAGCCTTATACGCCTGAGCGTTACTTGATTCAATTGGATAGATTCCATCAGGGATGTTTGCGTCACCCTTAACTTGCACGAGTCCACGGTTACCGTCTGTGCCAATAAACTTTCCATTGATAGGAACGTTATTGCCGCCGATGTTAACTCTAAACCCGATACCACGGCCCATCTCAATCCAGCGTCCTAAACGGTCACGCCACTGCAGACGCGCACGAGCGCTACGGGCAGCAGATGTGTTTCCAGCACCAAAACTAAATGCAGCGGTGAGAGCTGATAAGTAGATCTCACGAGGAACTGCTCCTGCAACAAGAACCTGTAGTGAGGCGATTGCGTGTGAGTACTCTACTGAGTCTTTGTCATAGAAGTACGCTGCTGCGATAATTTCTCTTACATCCTCGTCAACGCGTGGGTCTGCTGCGATCCAGCGAGAACGAGCATGACGCAAGGCTGAGGCTGTCATCACATTAGAGCGAGATGATAGAGGGTGTCCTACTGGAAGTAGATCTCTATATGATACCTGTGAGTCAGTTGATATCTCTCCGGTGCATGCAAGACTAATAAAGGATGAAACTTCCTTATAGGCAACAAACTGACGAGTCTTTGTCTCTAGGCTTGCTGTCTTTGCTAGTGAGCGCTCTGCAACTAAAAACACAGCCTGTTGAGAAACGCGACGCTCTGCAGGTACCTTTGCATTTTCAATTGCCGCAAGATTGCGTAGCGACTGACGAAACGACACCTTGTTACCACGAACGTTTGCCTTAGGAACAACTTTAACCTTTTCTCTGTGTGAGATAAGTTCGTTAATTAGCTCGTACATTTACTCGGTCTCCTTAACTGGCAAAAGGTCTGCGTCCTTTGACCCGTAGAGTGCAGACGCAAGAACTGCTGCTCGATCAAATGGAGACTCGTTGTCGCGTATAGCACGTAGCCAGGTTGCGCGTAGCGCTGGAACAATTTCGTAACCTTGACCAGATAGTTCCGCCATCGCAAGGATTGCATGCTCTGGTGAGTGGTAATCTTCTTCATTCTGTAATTCAACGTATAGCTCCTGGCTAGCATAGAGTGATGCAATGATTGAGGCATCACCTTTACTTGAGCGTGGGTGCTTTGCTGGCAGTAAATCATTGTCCTGCTTGTAATTTGCATTTGCAGGGCGACCGCTCTTTAACAAGCGCAGAAACGCATTGACGCGAGCAAATGCCCAGCCGTCTCTTGTCATTCCTGGACGATGTGAACTTGAAAACGCACCAGCGCCACGACGATACACAGCCTTAAGCATTCCAAGAGTTGCCTTACGACCTTCAGGCGCTTTCTCATTATGCTTCTTTACCTTCTCACGAAGCGTTGCCTCTGTTCGAGCGCTAAACACGATTTTCTTTCCACCCTTAGCAGATCCCTTAGGATTTCTCTTTGAGCCGTAGATGCGATCTTTCTTTGGAGCAGGACGAGACGCAGCAGCTGTAATCTGACTGTCTTCAACTTGAACAACACCATCAGGGATAACGGCAAAACGGCACTTGCCGTCATCTTCAATTGGCTGTGCAATAATCTTGCAAACTCCAGGACCTTCATAAAGAACACAGTTGATGCACTTAACACCAATTTCCTTATATTCGTTTTCTGCGGCAGGCGTGTATCCTGCCCAGATACCTGTTCGGTCCTCGTTAAACTTTCCATGCTCTTCAGCAATCTCTAAAAGTGCCTTAGCAAGATCTTGTTCTTCAGCAACGATGATTCCTGCAGATGTAAGTGAGTCTGCAAAATCCTTTGGCACGCAGTTGGGAACCATGTTCCCGTTCTTACCTTTCTTCATACCAACTTGCTTATACCCGTCCCAGCAAGGACCTTTACCATCTGCTGTTATTGGCGTGTATGAAGCAACAAGATCAACTGGCTCAAAGGACATTACTGTTACACCTCAGTAGTTGGAGTTGGCTCTGGTGTCTCTGTTGGCGTCTCTGTCTCCGCTGCTTCTGTTGCAATTTGCTGTGGTCCCTTAAGAAGTCGTTCAACCTCTGGCGGAATTGGTGCAAGTGATGTTGCCTGTGATGCAAGACGAGTTGCCTTCATAACGTCAGGAGCAACTGCTGCAAGCATTGCCTCTGTAAGCTCAGGTGTGATTGCACCCTTCTCTCTAAGCAGACGTAGCGCAACCTCTGTAGGAGTTGGGCCGTCCTGCTCTGTAAATCCGTGTGATCTGCGCCATGCATCTCCAGAGATAACTCCCCGGTCAAATCCAGCATCTGCGTCGGCGGCGCGGTCATTGCGCGTAGCCACCTGTGATGGGTCATACCATACGCAGATGCGTTCTACCTGAGCTGGGTCGAACCCATTTGCAATCAGGTAAGGACGCAGATAAACAACTGTAATAGCGTCTGCAATCAGAAGCATTAACGGTTCGATATGTGCTTTGTATAGTGACTCATCAATTTGAAGAGCATTGGAATACTTAACGTTTGCAAGACCTGTAACGATGTCCTTTGGGACATCAAGGCCTTGTAGAATTCTTTCTAGAACACGATCTGCACGTTGTGCAAGCGCTGGGTCAAACGAGCGCTCAAACTTGAATTGCTTAATCTTGTCGCCAAGTTCTGCTGGACCACGAATAATAAGTGGAACAACCGCAGATGCTGAATCCTCGTCACGAATAGGCGTTGTCATCGCATCCATAAGTTGATCCTCAAACTCGTCAGCCGCCTCCTCAGGAGTATAGGCTTGATTCATTGAGTCATCATCATCATACGGATAGTCAGGATCTGGTGAACCTGCAACAGAAAGCCCGTCCGGAAGATACAAGGCGCCAGCATTTAGACGTGAGCGCGCTGTAGCACGGAACGTTCTGTTGAGGAGAAGTAGTTCTGAGCAAAGATCTAACAAGCCACGTAAGCTTGAGTCTGCTTCATCAGAGTAGCGTGGGTGCGCTCGCCAGATGCGACCGATAAACGCATTGTTTGGAAGTATAATTTGACCAGGTTGTTTTTGTCCTGTGTAGGAACCTGTTTCACGTCGAGGAATAATTGTGTACGCGCCCTTTTGGTCAA